AGACATCTTTTGAAGTTTTAAAGAAGATGGGTTCTTTACATATTGCTAAGATGGTTAAAAAGACTCGTATTGATCAGGTGAAGAATTTCCTTAAATTTTCATTGGATGAACAAAAAGAAGGGTTTACTATTAGACGTAAGTTAGGATTGTTTGAGGAGCAGGAGAAGGGAGTAAAAAAGGAAGATCAGAAGGAAGTAGAAAGGATATTAAAGTTTATTGAGAATTCTAAGTTGTATCAGGAACCTAACAAGAATTCTGCAATTAAATGGGATAATAGTAAGTGGGATATTTATGATGATTTAGACGAATTTGTATCAATGATACTTGATGATTCTCTAACTTATGATCAATTAGCATTTGAATTACAACGTAACAGGAGATTTGATTTGATAAGTTATAAGGCTATTGATGCTTCTACTATTAGATTATTGGATACTATTGACCAAAGATATTGGATTGATGGGGAAAAGAAATATGATTTAGTAAATGGATTTTTACCACGATATTGTCAGGTATGGGGAACAGAGATACAAGTAAATCCTATAACAAGAGAACAGATAGTTTATTATCCTTGGGAATTAGGTTTTGCTACTCGTAATAAGGTTACGGATATTTACAAGAATGGATATGGAGAATCAGAATTAGAGATTCTTGTAAATATTGTTACTTGGATACTTTATGGTTTTGAATATAATGGTAATTTCTTTAAGAATGGTTCTAATCCTAAAGGATTTATAAATATTAAATCTGGAGGTGGAGGTCAGGATACTCTAAATGATTTTAGAGAGATTTGGAGACAGATGATTACTGGTTCGGTTAATAGTTCTCGTATACCAGTATTTGAAGGAGTTGATTTAGAATGGGTTGATTTGCAGGAGACTAACAAAGATATGGAGTTTCAACAATGGGTGGAATTCTTGATTGTTATGTTTTGTGCAGTTTATACTATTGATCCTTCAGAATTAGGTTTTCAATTTAGAAAAGCAGCTCTTCCATTTGGTCAGGAAGGCCAGAAACAACGTTTAGACCATTCAAGGAATAAAGGTCTAAAACCTTTGATGAAGTTCCTGGAGAAGGTTTTAAGTAAATATATAGTAAGTGAGATTAATCCTGATTTTGAATTTGTATTTACTGGTATTGATTTAGAAGATGAAGAGACTAAGATAAAGAATATTGATTCAGCTTTGAAAGCAGGTATTACTTCATTTGAAAAGCAATTTGAAGCATTTGAAGGAGAACCATATAATCCTAAGAAACATACTATTTTAAATTCTGTATTTCAACAGGCTCAACAAATGAAGATGTATGGAGGTCAACAGAGTAATGAAGTTGTTGATGAAGAAAATGGTGGAAAAGAAGAAGGTGCTCAAAATCCATTTGATGAATACGATGAAAATAAACAAGAAGAACCAAAACAAACTGAAAAACCAGCATTTTTGAAAGCTGAAGAGAATAATCCTATTATGAAATCGGTATTACAATATATAGAAGAAACATTAAGATAAGATGGAAGATCTACATGAAAATATTTGTAAAGGACAATTAGATAATATTTTGCATATTGCTGAAGTAACTGGGAATGATGAATTGATTCAGAAAGCTTTTAGTAATTTAATTGAAAAAGGTAGAGTTGGAGTTGTTGGTGAGATACGAGAATGGAATGGTAAAAAATATCGTAAAAATGTTCAAGGTAAATGGGATTATGTTTCTGAAGGATCGGTAAATTGGAAAGAGGATTTTGTTGATGAAGATACAGGTGAAGTTATATCTATTAATAGGAGTGGTAAACTTTTATTGGAGTCTCAGATTAATAAGATAAAATTAGGGATTATAGAGAAAAGGGATCAGATGTCTAAAGTGACTGAAGATCTCCATCCATTATATCAACAACGTGATAAAATATCTGATGAACAATTTTTATTAAGAGAAGAGATTGGTGGTTTAAAAGATTTAGTTAAAGAACGTAAACAATTAGATTCTGATCAAGAACAAGATATTCCTAATGCACGTAAAATTTCTCCAGAAGAAGAAGATAGAGTAGCTCAAGAATCTGGAGAAAAGATGAATAAACTTGATAATCAAATTGATGATTATAAAAAAGAAAATATAAAACGTAAAGAAAGATTAGATAAACTTGAGAGTGATTATAATAAGTTAGATGATAAAATTACCTCTTTACATAATAGTCATGAAAAATTAAACCATTCTATTTTTGAAGATGTTCAAAAATTAAATAATCATAAAATTTTACTCACTAAGAAGTCAATTGAAAATGATAAATCTTGAATTTTTTACTAAAAATAGGTTATTTTTAATTTCAATAGGGTTATGGGTATTGATTTTGTTTGTTATGATTACTTGTAATACTCATAGATCAACTGATGATAAGAAACTAATGAAATCTATTACTCAACAACAGGATTCTTTAAAAGAGGTTCTAAAAGGAAGAGAAAAGGAAATAGATGATCTTACTAAAGTTATCAAAGCAACAGAAATGAAACTTGATACTATTAATTTTACAAATGATATTTTAAATAAGAAAATTACACAATATGAAAAGAATCGTATTAGTATTATTGGTGGTTCTGTTGACAGTAACCTCAGTTATCTCACAGACCAACTTGCCAAGGAAAGTAATAATAGGTAAGGACACTTTAATTCTTATTTCTTCTATTCAATTGAAACAGATTAATGTAATGTTGTCTGAAAGGATGATGTTGAAGGAAGTTGTACTTGATGTACAGAATAAGATTGGTATTCAGAATGGTGAAATAGTGAAGATTAATAAATTGAATCAAGATAAAACTGATTTGATAAATCTTCAATCACAACAAATAGCTGATTTTAATAGTTTATATGGTTTAGCTGAGAAGAATATAAGTTTGTTAAAAGATGAGGTAAAATTTCAGAAGAAAAAGAAGTTTAAAACTATGATTATAAGTATTACAGCAACTGCATTAGTAACTTCAACAGGTATTTTATTACTTAAACCATGATAGATTTTAAGAAAATGAAACCTGTACCTAAAATGCAGGATCCTATTAGATATCCTAATGTAATTATTCCAATAGAAAATGAATTAAAAGATAATTATACTTTGGAATTAAATAAGATGTTGGTAGATGTAACAAAGAAAATGGTAAATTTTATAAAATAATTTTAAATTTTGTATGTATATGAATGTAAAAAAGATTATAGAACAGGGAGACAATGAACAAGTATCTCTGTGGAAAGGGTTGAATACTTTTCTATTAGCCTGTATTAGTATAGGTATAACTTTGAATTTAGCATTTGTTGTTAGTATTTCTAATACTCAAAAAGCAGATGGAAAAGAAATTGTAAGAATTGACACTAATCAAAAAGCTGTAATGAAAAATGTAGAAACATTAGAATTGAATCAGAATATTATTAAAGCTGACATTGCTACATTAAAATTGGATTGGATTACTGCTATGAAAGATTGGACAGAAGCTAACTACGTAAGAAAACCACAATGAAAAATTTAAATTCAATAGTTCATTTTAAATATCCAACAATATATGAATTAATTATGACAGTTGGTATGTTTATGATTTTAATTTCTCTTTTTCAGATGCAAAAAGATTACATTACAAAAGATTATATTTATGATTTTTACATTACAAAAGATCAGATTTTAACAATTGAAGAAGCAAGACCTTCTTATTTGAAGAGAGTAAATAAAGGAGAAGATTTTGATAAAGTGAATAAAGAATTTAATAGTTTTACAAATAGAATATTGTCTTTACGTTCAAGAGGTGGATTATGAATATTGATCAATTAGTTATTGATATTTATAATGGAATTAGAGAAGCTGATTCTTTAGATGAATTATTTAATGTTGTTGATGAAATAAAAGATAAATGATTTTTACAAAAGAACAGATAGAAGAGATATTGAATATCATAGATTATCATCATATTTTGATGGTAGGTAATAATTTAGGAGTATCAGTGTTATCTTCTGATGATATTAATTTGTTAGCTTCATTTGGGGTAGATTTAAAGGATTTTAGTAATGATATTTCTTTGTTTGATAGATTATATTATTTTGGTAAATTGTCTTCCATTTTAAAGTATAAACAGACTAAAACGATAGAATATGATGATTTTTTAAAGTATATTAAGGAAGGACAATATATTCCATTAACAAAGAGAGAAAAGTTTGAATTAGAAATATCAAAACGAAAAACATATACGTATTTAAAAGGATTAAAAGATAGAGTAAGACAATCAACAGAACAAGCAATAATTGATGAAGAAAGAAAATTATACGAAAGCGTAGTAAAGGAAGGTATTATTTCAGAGG